TGCCGGCAAATTGTATTTGTATCTGCGAATGCCTGAAAGCCGTTATCATGAACCTTTTTGAAATATATAAAATCTGTGAAGTTCTGCACTTCATTGGTAGGATCAGAAATTTCAAACCGCCCGCAAACCTCCAGCACCTTGCGCTTTAGCATTACCGCGCCAATGCCGGCGGAGAAAATTCGTATCAGTCCCCGTTGTGGAAAAACATCCTCCATTCGCCAGAGAGCGGACTTGCCATTATCAAAACCCCAAATGGCGGGAATATAAGATTGCAGGAGAAAAAGCATCTCCGTCCCGCTTTTGATTTTCCGCTTTTCATATTCCCAGCCATTTTCTTTCCGCGTCGCAATATTCCATTCAGTATCAAAAGGCACGGCCACCAGCTCTTTTTGCAGGGTTTTCACGAAATATATCGCCGTTACGGCGTCCAGATGATAGCCGTAGAATTTCCGTACAGTATCCGGCGGCGGAATAATGTCTGATTCCAGCATGAAAAGATAAGAGTATTCCGGATGAGCTAGGAAATATTCGCGCATGAGGTTATTCTTGGCACAAAGGATTTGAATGCCCAGCTCACCTGATTGCGGATGGTAATAGACCTTCGGCCATTTCTCGAAACCCCACGGTTCAGGCTGGCCGTTGTAGAAAATCACCACATCGGCGCCGGAATCCCGCTCTATTTTCAATAGGTTTTCGACAAATGCTTCACGGCAATATTGGTGACCATCGTAGGTATTCACTGCAATCAAAACCGGAATCTTGAATTTCTGCACTATCGCTCCAATAGAATTAGGGGAGGGGTTTTGGCCCTCCCCCATTCCATTACTAATACTAAGAAGTTTTCACGTGCAATTCGACGCCGTATCTGTCGTAAATCTTAACTACTCCACCGAAAACCGAGCCAACCCAGCTAGTCAAGAGCTTGGTTGGCGCACGGTCTTGCTCGACGCGAATTTCCAGAGTATTGCCATTGACCTTGAATGGCACGAAACCATAAGCCAAGGCCGACTTGACAAAAATACCGGATTTCGTGGCATTACTATTTTCCGTGAATTCATTCGAATGGAAAACATCAATACCGGCAATTCGACCAATCCAAGCATCTCGCAAGGCTTGATCTTGAGCTCCCACGCCAGCAACTGCCGAAGTTGAAAGCACCTCACTAATAATACCGTATTGCCCCCAAATCGAGCCAGCAGGGGCTACCCATACCGGCTGACCAGGTGCATTGTAGTACTTCAAGCTCTTCAGGGCAGCTAATAGGTCGTCAGTTGTCACGCCTACGGTAGATGTTCCTACCGAAGTGGAAAATCCATCAAATAAAGCATTCAGTAATGAATCAATTTTGGCAGCCATCGCATTGGCAATAAGCCCGCCCCACGTAGACCGCCGGATTACTGGCGCTTTGCTGAGCAACAGAGTCATATTGGTCAACCCGTACCACATACATTGCCGGCGTAATAGTCGCTTTATCAGTATTGATTACAGTTGCATCGATTTCAGTTGTTGAATCTGTACGGGCGCTAACATCGGCACTTGTCAATTGATTAGTGCCCATATTTACTTTCGGAATTGTGATATATTGAGCTCCTTCGGGGGCTTCAGCTTGAATTACCAGTTTTCGAGTCACACCCGAAATAGAATAGGCGACAATTGCTTCTGCTTGAATGCGTTCGACAAGACTACCAGCAAGATAGTTTGTATCACCCGCATATGCCATTTTTTATTTCTCCTTCAATTTCTCTTTAAGTTTCTTGTTTAGTTGTCCTTCACCAAAACCACTGAATACGCCAATTCCCGACTTGTCGAAAGGCTTGTCCTTGCCAAGCGAAAGCGCAAATCCATCTTCAAGCGATATTTCTTTGCCCTTGTGGAAATACTTCATTTGACCGTCCCTAATATCGGTGGCGGTCATTACTTGATTGCTTTCCACGCCCTCAATTGTCGTGGCTGGCTTAAGGTCGCGATGAAAACGCTTGTCGAATTTGTTCATATTCCTCTCGCTTGATTTTGCCTTCCGTGAATGCCTTAGCAGCTTCGATTATGCTCTTGTATCCGCCAGGCAGCCCGGGAGTCGTAGTGTTTGTGGTTGTGATTTTTGCTTTACCTAACATCTCCACGTGTTTCTCCAGATTGTCCAGCGAAAGCTCTTGGTAAATTTCCCGCTGATCTTCTGGAAGCTTCGACAATAACGCCTCGCGGCGAGTGGAGTAATAACGCTCGAGCTCTTCCGCCTTCTGGCGCAATACGGTCAATTCTTGATTTTGCTTTTCTACTAGCTCCTTGAATTTCCCCTGTTCCTCAAGCTCTTTCTTTTTGGCTTCTTCGGCTTCTTTGAGGAGCTTCTGGAGCTGAGCTTCAGCCTTTTTCATGCGCTCATTCACTTCGGCAAAGCGCTCGTAGGGGATCAAGTTTTCATTTTTTACGTCTTTTGTGACGTCGGCGGATCCCGCGCCTTTGTTTAAATCTTTTACTTCATCAGACATTTGTCACCTCTTTTGTGAGTTTTTTATTTTTTGGTTTTTCTTTAAGTTTTTCGTTCTCTTGCACTAATTCAATAAAAATCTTGTAAAGATTATGGCTGCGCCCGAAATTATTGCGGAGCACCCGCTCCATCCATTGCACGCGTTCTTGCAGTGTGTTCATAGCCCAAACTCCATCCTAATGCTTGAAATTTTTGTATTATTCACACTATCCGGACCGCCGGCAATTTCAATTCGCCATTCGTCGTTCAGGACAAAAGTCCCGTCGAATCGAATAAAAACGCCGGCGACCGAATGCGTGTATTGATTGTAAGTTTTGTTATAGGTGCTAATCCAGGTGCGACCATCGTCATCACTAATCGCATATGTCGCCGTTTCTACCGCGCCAGCTGTGTCAATCTTTACTCGATAAATCAAACGGTCTGCCGCCTGAGCCCTGCCAGCAAGATAAATCCTGCCAGTAGAGCCCTCGCCCAACGCGATATTTTCCAGACGTCCACTGAAATCATCCACGGTTGTCTCAAAAGAAAACGCCCGCTTGCCAGATTTATACTCGTAGAGAATCCCAAAGGGGGGCTCTTCGGAATAAACACGCCGCCAGAAAATTTCAATCAGCTTGTTTGACGGGTCGCGCTGCTCGATGATTTTGCGCACAGTGACCAGCGCCGTCGCCTTGACCAGGTCACCATCATATTGGGCGCCATTGTAAGAGTTCTTCGCAAACGGTAGCGGGCGTGGATAGCGAGGATCAAGGTAACTTTCAACCTCTTCCATTGCGTCGTTTCGGCATTTGGTCTTCAGATTAAGCCATGATTGAGCCACCGCGGTAATTGTATGCGCGTTTGGATCGCCGCCATCGCTGCAATGAATATAAAGAGTATCTACACTTTCATTATACCAAAAACTGCCAACGGTCTGTTGCACTTCGGTAAGGTTGCTCTTTGCGGTCAGCGCCGCACCGTCTTCATATACAAGGCTATAATAGCCAGAATTTACACTGGCATAAACATCGTCATAGCCGGCAACTTCTACCCAGTTTTGCAGTGTATCAATGCCAGCGAAATCCTCTATATCTTTATAGACCATCTCCAGGTCAGTCGTTGTATTGCAATACGGATATTCTGAACCTTGACTCATTATGCCCCCACCTTTATAGTTTCAGGCACGCGACAATATTCCTCGATTTTCTTGTCCGCGTCTTTTTCGGCATATTTCATAATTAGGTCCATCTCTTTAGGTGAAAATGGAAATAAAGAATCCAAATTTACCACCCGATAGTTTTTCCTGCGCGCCAGCCCTTCGATTACCGCCGCCCCAAGTCCTATCCAGCCGATAACGACATGATCTTTTGACACTTCAAAAGTTTGCAAACCCGACATCGTCTTACCCGTGAGGGTCATATCTGGAATGGTCGAAGTGGACTGCTGCGACATTCCGCGCGGCTTCGCTTTGTTCTCCGCCTTCCGCTCGGCGTATTCCCGACTATACGGTGCAAATGGCTGCTCGTTAGCGTTCTTGTGTTCCACCTGCACCCGCTTGCGGATGTGATTGCAAAGCGCCTCGCCAAGCGCATACCAAAATTGTTCGGTTTTCTTTGGTATATCCGACAGTTGCATTTATTTACCTCGTTTTATTTTATTGAAACCCAAATTCATTTGCAATAAAAAATATAATATTCGCGTCACTCGACCACCAATTCAAAGAAATGCCGACAGTTGAAGCCCCCGCCTTCGATGAATGCGCAGCCCCCCTGGTCATTGCGCAGATTCATCGCTTCTTCGAGGGTAAACACTTTCCCAAAATTCTCTACGCAAAAGGGGCGCGAAGTTTCGATAAGTTCTCCACCAGTATAACGATATTTCGCGTTTGGTGGTGATAGCTCGACCGCTGTGGCGGCGAATGTACCCCGCGAAAATGTCCGCAGTGCCGTATTGACCAGCGAACCGATTTGCGCCTCTGAAAGTCGTGCGGTAGCACTCATCAGATTTTCGAGAAGCGCCTTCTCGC